TATTGTGTTGCTGGAACTGCTGGTTATACACAAGGTGGATCATCAAGCAGTGTTGGATACCTTTCGTTAAAAGGAAATACTTCATTAAGTACAGGGTCTGTATCTGTAATCACAACTTATCAAAATGGAACGACCCAAGATGATGGGACCGTTTGTGTAGCAATTTTCCGTTGAGGTGAGATATGAGCAAGCAAATTATCTATCCAAACGGAAATGGCGGCATCTGTTTAGTCATGCCAACTAGAGAACTTCCTGTTGAAGAAGTGGCTCGTAAAGATGTGCCTGCTGGAATCCCGTATCGCATCATTGATGAATCAGATGTTCCTGCGGATCATACGTTTTTCAACGCATGGGAAGCTGATTTCAGCAATCCTGATGGTTATGGAATTGGCGCAGAAGCATGGTTTGCTGAACAGGAGAATAAGTAATGATTACGGTCAACATGGACAAGGCAAAACAGATCGGCCACACCATGCGCCGTGAAGCACGCGCAGAAGAGTTTGCGCCTTATGACAAGATCATCGCAGCGCAAATCCCCGGTCAGAATGCGCAGGAAGCGGAAGTTGCTCGTCAGGCTATTCGTGAGAAATATGCTACAATCCAGCAGGCGATTAATGAGGCATCTACGCCAGAAGAGATTAAGGTTGCATTGGGGCTCTAAATGGCTGACTGGCTTGGCATAGCAGGGACACCAATATCATCAGGGCCAATCTCTGCGGCTCTGATTGAACCTGCTATTTATGTCGAAGCTGTTGGTTCGGCTACTGGCACTTGCACAGTCACTGCGGTTGGTGCGTCAACTTATGACGCTGTGGCATCTGCCGCTGGCACTTGCACAGTCACTGCGGTTGGTGCTTCTACATTTGCTTCTATAGCATCTGCAACAGGAACCTGCACTGTTGCAGCAGTTGGCGCTTCAACATTTGCTGCTGTTGCATCAGCAACTGGAACTTCGGATGTTGCAGGAATTGGAATTTCGACAGCTGCTGCAACAGGTGCGGCTTCTGGAACAGCGGATGTTTCCGGTGTCGGTACGCAGATCATCAACTCGGTTGGCGCTGCAACTGGAACATCATCTGTTTCAGGCATAGGCGCCTCCACATTTGCGGCAGTTGGAAGTGCATCTGGAACATCTACAGCAGCAGCTGATGGACAGGGTGTACTTGTCGTATCGGCTGTGGCTTCTGCTTCTGGAACATCCACAGCATCTGCTGTTATGACTGCTACAGCAACAATGGTTGCAACCGCAGTTGGCACATCAACCGTAAACGGTGTTCTAAGGGCAACGGCTACCTTCACTGGAACGGCAGTCGGTTATGCTGTATGCTTTGGCTACATTAAAAATGTCGGTTGGACGCCTGAGCCAGTCGATCCTGACACATGGACGGATCAGCCAGTTAACGATGCTACATGGACGGCATCAACATCAACTGGTGACTGGTCGGTTATACCGACACAGGACGATGAATGGACAGAAGTGCCTACGCCAAATTCAAACTGGCAGAAGGCGGCTTAGGAGAGAATAGATGGCTGACAGTTACACAACTAACCTCAATCTCACTAAGCCCGAAGTTGGGGCCAGCCGTGATACATGGGGAACCAAGATCAACGGCGATATGGACACGCTGGATGGCGTTTTTAACGCTGCTGGTAATGGTACATCTGTCGGGTTGAATGTTGGTGCTGGCAAAACACTAACTGTAGCTGGAACTGCAAACATCAGTGGAACACTTGTTGTTCCGACATCTACATCACCTACACAGGTGACAGATGGTTCTATGGTGTGGGACAGCGATGATAACTTGCTGACAGTTGGAACTGGTCTAGCACGTAAAACAATGGTTGATACGGATAGCACGCAGACTCTTACTAATAAGACTCTGACTGCTCCTGTTATATCGACAATCAGCAATACTGGAACTGTAACGCTTCCAACAAGCACTGATACACTGGTTGGTCGTGCTACAACAGACACTTTGACAAATAAAACGATCAATGGATCAAACAACACAATAACAAACATTTCGATGACAAGCGCTGTCACAGGAACACTTCCTGTTGCTAATGGCGGTACTGGTGTTGCTACGATTACAGCCAACAATGTCATTCTTGGAAATGGCACTTCTGCTGTTCAAACAGTTGCGCCCGGTTCATCTGGAAATGTTTTGACATCTGATGGAACTACATGGGTTTCATCTGCACTGTCATCGTTCTCAAATATGCAGGTTTTCACATCTAACGGCACGTTTACCGTTCCATCAGGCGTAACTAAAGTAAAAGTTACTGTAGTTGGCGGTGGTGCAGGAGGAAGCAGTGGTAGCGGCAATGCTGGTGCAGGCGGCGGTGGCGGAACAGCCATCAAGATCATCTCTGGTCTTACTCCAGCAGGAACAGTATCTGTCACAGTAGGCAGCGGTGGTTCTGCTGGCTCTAATGGTGGCACTTCATCATTTGGCGCGTATTGCTCTGCAACTGGTGGAAGCACAACTACAGGCGCTAATGGTGGTCCCGGTGGTTCTGGTTCTAGCGGTGATCTAAATATGACTGGTCAAGGTGGCAATGGTGGTGCTTTGGTTGGCAGCCGTGGCTATTATGGCGGTGGTGGTTCATCGTTTATGGGTGGCGGCGGCGCCGGATATGTTGATGGCGGTGGCGGCAATGGTGGACTTTATGGCGGCGGCGGCGGTTCAGGCGCATCAGGTGCGGCTGGTGTTGTCGTTGTGGAGTATTGATAGATGAAACAGGCTCTGATCTCTCCAAACGAAAATGTTTACGTTTACGGATATGGCAATGTCGGTAAACGTATTGCAGAAGTATCCACTTCAACTTTTGAAGTGGCTGCACCTTTGTTTTGGACGCCATGTCCAGACTATGTAACGGCAGAGGCTTATTACTATAGCGATAACGGTTCTTTTTCCGTTATTCCTGCTCCTATTCCTCCGCAGCCGGAATGATGAATTATGGAAATGCAGTCGATCATCAATATGTCGGTTGCGGCTGCATTTGGTGTAGCTGGCTGGCTAGGTCGTGAGATGTGGGGTGCAGTCAAAGAACTGCGCAAAGACCTGCATGAGTTGGAAGTTGGTCTTCCAAAAGAATATGTCCAGAAAGTCGATTTAGATAAGCGCATGGAGCATATCGAATATATGTTCCAGCGCATCTACGACAAACTGGAAAGCAAGGCAGACAAACCTTGATAGTTTCACAAAAAGAGGGAGATGACGAGGTGAACAAACATGGACCCCGCATCTATTGCTCTTATATTTGGTGCAGCAAAGACTGCTTATGAAGCTATTAAGACAGGCATCAAGGTCGGTAAAGAAATACAGGGTATGGCGGGTGACATCGCCAAACTTTACGGATCAGTTACCAGTCTCACTAAACTATCGTCTAATCCTCCTAAGCCTAAAATGTTTAGCAAGGTGTCTGCCGAAGAAATGGCAATGGACATCGTTGTTAAACGTAAACAGGCAGAAGAATGGTTTGCGCAGGTCAAAAATGAGTTTGTCGCCACGTATGGAATTGCGGGGTGGCAGGAAGTTGAACGTGAACTCACGCGCATCCAAAAGGATCAGAAGGCAGCGCGTGAAAGAGCAGCCAAGGAAGCGGAAGAGTTTCAGCGTGAGGTGATGATAATCTGTACCATTGGTGGTATTGTTATCTGCATCATCATCGGTGTTTTTCTGGTGTTTCTGGCTATATAGGGGGACAGCATGGACCTATTGAAAACATTTGGACCATTGCTCCAGACAGTTGCTCCTACGCTGGCAACAGCCTTGGGTGGACCATTGGCAGGTGTTGCTGTCAAAACATTGTCTTCGGCTCTCCTTGGGCATGAAGAAGGCAATGAAGACGATGTAAAGGCTGCCTTGGAAAAGGCAACGCCAGAACAGCTTGCAGCTGTGAAGCAGATTGACGCTGATTTCAAGGTTCGCATGAAGGAACTGGACATTGATCTTGAGCGCATTGCTGCTGCTGATCGTGACAGCGCCCGTAAGATGCAGGTATCAACCCAAGACTGGGTTCCACGTATGCTTGCACTCCTGATCACCGTTGGATTCTTCGGCATCCTGACTTGGATGCTTCTTCATGGTATGCCGCAGAATGGCACTGAAGCACTGCTTATGATGCTTGGTGCACTTGGTACGGCATGGACTGGGGTAATCAACTTCTACTATGGTTCATCGGCTGGATCGAAGGAAAAGAATGCCTTGATCGGCAAGGGAGATGGAAAATGAAGAGCAACTGGGAAGACTGCTTTAGGATGGTCTTGAAGCATGAAGGTGGATTTGTAAACCATCCGCGTGATCCCGGTGGTATGACCAATCTCGGTGTCACAAAGAGAGCATGGGAAGAATACACAGGTCAGCAGGCTGATGAGGCAGAAATGCGCAGTCTGACACCTGAGATGGTTCAGCCGTTCTATAAGGCTCGTTACTGGGACAAAATACGTGGAGATGAACTTCCGTTTGGAGTTGATTATGCAGCCTATGATCTGGCAGTTAACTCTGGACCAGCCCGTGCAGCTAAATACCTACAGCAGATCGTAGGTGTTCCGGCAGATGGCATCATTGGGCCAAAAACACTGGCTGCTATTAACGAAGCACCTGCTGATGAGGTGATTGATGCTCTTTGTGGGATGCGGATGGACTTCTTAAAAGGCTTGCCCACCTTTGATACCTTTGGAAAGGGTTGGACTCGTCGTGTTGCTGAAGTCGAAGAGAAGGCAAAGGGCATGGCCTGAAGCCTGTTTCGTGGTATAAATAATGGACTTCTGAGGGATAACTATGCCACTGGCTCCAATTAACATTCCACCCGGTGTCTTGAAGACGGCAACGCCGCTTCAGGTCAAAGGTCGCTATTGGGATGCAAATTTGATCCGCTGGCGTGCTGGTAAATTGCTTCCTATTGGTGGGTGGCAGCGTATCAGTGAAACACCGCTTGCAAGCACTGTTCGCACCATTTTTAGCTGGTCCAGCACAATTGGATCATCTCTCACTGTTTTTGGTTGTGATGATAAATTGTATTCGCTTGAAGGTGCGACATACGATGACATTACACCTGATGGTTTTGTTGGTGCTGAAGATACGTCAGTTGGTGGCTATGGTGCTTATGACTATGGCGAACTGCTGTATGGTGATGACACAGATTTAACTTATCCGCGTCCTGAATCTGCTTCATTTATCCCACCGTTCTCATGGACGTTTGATAACTGGGGTGGCGAACTTCTTGCTGTTGCATCTAGCGATGGTCGATTGCTTCACTGGCAAGAAGGTGAAGGAAAGATCACTGTAGTTGGTATTGAACCAATTACATCTATTGCTCGCGTTTCAAACGTGGCAACAGTAACAACTACATATAATCACGGGTTCACCAATGGTAATACCGTTGTGATTAGTGGAAATTCTGTTTCATCTTTGAACGGAACATACACAATCACATCTGTTCCAAGTCTCACCACATTTACCTATGCTAACTCTGGTACAAATACGACTGGAACAGGTGGAACTGCGTCATATCCAACTGCTGATCTTCCACCGACAAATAACCGTGGTGTTATCGTCACTCAGGAACGCCATGCTGTTTTGATTGGTGCTGGTGGTAATGCTCGTCGTGTTGCGTGGTCTTCACGCGAAGATTACACAGATTGGGATTTTGCCAGTACAACAAATACGGCTGGCTATCTTGATCTTGATACCGCAAGTAAGATCATCATGTGCGCAGCAGTGCGTGAAGGCACGCTGATTTGGACGCAAGACGAAGTATGGCTGATGCAGTATATTGGTCTTCCATATATCTACAGCATCAACCGTATTGGTTTTGGATGCGGGATCATTGCTCCACGCGCATTTGCTACGACTGCTGGTCGTTGCATTTGGATGGGCAAAGAATCCTTCTGGATTTATGATGGCGGTACTGTCAGGCCGCTTCGCTGCGATGTTGGCTCTTATGTTTTTGAGAACATCGACACTGACAGTGGCGCGCTCTATACGCATGGTGCTGAAAACAATGTCTTTCCTGAAGCATGGTTTTGGTATCCATCAACAGGATCAACAACACCAGATCAGTATGTAGTTTATAACTATGCTGAAGACTGGTGGACTATTGGAACAATGGACAGAACTGCTGCATTTGGAGCAAGTATCTTTCCTTATCCGATAGCTGCTGACTCTAATAATGATATTTTCTTCCAAGAAAACGGATGGACAGCGGCAGGTGCTTCACTTGAAGGTCAACGATGGGTTGAGACATCATCCATTAACATTCAAAATGGCAATCTGGTCAGTCATCTTCGTCAGGCTATCACTGATAGTGGGTATGGCTATGACAGCACTACAATCACTGTCTATTCCAGCTTCACACCAGAAGGTGCTGAAACAACATCTGGTCCTTATACTCCGCGTTCTAGTGGTTATACTGATATGCGGGTTACTGGGCGTGATTTCCGCATGAAGATCACAGCAACACAAGATGCTCCTTGGAGCATTGGTGAAATGCGGATTGAGTTTATGGGGAGTGGTGGACGATGAACATTACATTTCCACCTGTACCAGCGTCCTATGATAATGGTTACTTCAACAGAGCCTTTGCGACTTTTTCTCAGGCAGTAAATCAGTCTGTGACTAAGTTTGAGGCTGTTGAAAGCATCTTGCTACAAGCATCTGACGGATCAGTCTGGAAGGTAACTGTAAGCAATACAGGTACACTAACTACAACGGCGGTTCCACTTGGACAAACAGGCGCACCTCCTTACTAAAATGGAGAAAGCACTTAGATTGGGTGGCGGTACGCATTCAGTCGGTGACATCTATCTTGGTTTGCAGTCTGGTAAGTATCAGGGATGGTTCACGGATAACTCTGGTGTGATTACAGAGATATTAGTTGGACCACAGAAGAAATGGCTGAACTGTTTTTTGGTGTTCGGTGACATGGAAGAGGCGATGAGTATGCACCCGCAGGTCATCGCATTTGCTAAAGAGCATGGTTGCTCTTTTATGACCATGAACGGACGCTGGGGATGGCAGAAGATTCTGCCGAAATATGGATGGACCAACAGGTCGGTGTCTATGGCACTACCATTGGAGGATTAAAATGGGCAAAGGTGGCGGCGGTGGTCAACAACAGGTCGTGAATAAGACAGAACTGCCTGAATGGGTGCAGGAAGCAGGTAAGAAGAACCTTGCTGCTGCCTATCAGGTATCTGAAAACATGATGGGACCATATACAGGTCAGCGTGTTGCAGATATTAGCAGCGGTCAACTTCAGACCATCGGGGACATTGCATCTAGCTATGGCATGGCACAGCCTGCTTATGCTTATGCGCAACAAATGGCTGCACAGTCTGGTCAGTACCAGCCGCAGCAAGTGCAGGCAGGTCAGCTTTCAACGACTGATCTTGCTCCATATATGAACCCATTTACTCAGTCTGTCCTGCAATCATCTCTGGACACATTGAACCAACAGCGGATGCAAAACCTGAATGCTGCGTCTGATGCAGCTATTCGTGCCCGTGCATTTGGTGGATCACGCCAAAGCATTCAGGAAGGTGTTGTAAACGCGGCTGCCCAGCAGCAGGCTGCAAACCTTGCTGCACAGTTGTATTCGCAGAACTTCCAGCAGGCGCAGCAGGCAGCACAATCTGATATTGCCCGTCAGATGGCTGCACAGCAGCTTAATCAGGCTGCTGGATTGCAGCAGGCTGGCATTGGTCTTCAAGGTGCACAGGCACTCGGCGGTCTTGCTGGTGCAGGTCAACAGGCTTATCTCACTGGTGCATCATCTGCTCTTGCTGCCCAGTCTGCTTTGCAACAGCAGCAGCAGGCTGAACTTGATGCAATGCAGCAGGCTTATCGTGAAGCCCAGCAATTCCCATTGCAGCAGTTGCAGATTCCTGTCCAAGCACTCGGTGCTACACCGTATGGACAGACAAATACGCAGACTGGTCCCGGTCCTTCCAGCAATCCATTGCTGACTGGTTTGGGTGCAGCCGCGTCTGCCGCGTCTCTCATTGGTACGATTGCATCACTATGATCGACACTGCGTTACTGTTTAGTGGTGGCAAAGACAGTCTGGCTTGTTTGTATTTGAACAAAGACAAATGGGATCAGATGTATGTTGTATGGCTAAACACTGGTGCAGCGTATCCTGAAATGGTCGCGTATATGGCTGAATGGAAGAAAAAGTTGCCACACTTTGTGGAACTTAATTCTAATCAGCCTGAGAACATACAGAATTTCGGTTGGCCTGTTGATGTGTTGCCAGTCAATAACACAATGGTTGGCAGACATATCAGCGGAGAAACTGGACCATTGATGCAGCCTTATGTGTCGTGCTGCTCAACTAACATCTGGATACCTTTGCACTATGGGGTGAAGGATTTAGGTGTTACAAAGGTGATCAAAGGTCAGCGTAATTCTGACGCAAAAAAGTCAACTGCGCGAAATGGTACAAAGGTGGATGGCATTGAGTTTATAATGCCAATCCAAGATTGGACCGAAGAACAGGTTTTCAAGTATCTTGATGAAGTCGGCGCTGTGCTGCCACCGGGATACAAAGAAGGTGAAAAAACAGGAAGAGACTGCTGGGACTGCACTGCATATCTTTCTGACAATGAACAGCGGATTAAGAATCTGTCTCCGTTCAAAAAAGCAGAGGTGCTGCGTAGGTTAAACATCATCGACGAGGCAGTTGGAAAGCAGTGGGTGAGCTATGGCTGATGTAAACACTATTGCGGAATACATCTACAGAAGAGCGCCACTCTACGGCATTGATCCAAATCTTGCTGTCGGCATTGCTCGTTATGAAGGTCTAAATCCAAATACACTTGGAAGCCCCACATTCGGGAACCGTGATGCACGCGGTTATTCGTTTGGTCCGTTCCAACTTTATTCTGGTTCGTCTGATCCGAATAAAATTGCACCCGGTGGAATGGCCTATGAGTTTCAGCAAAAATATGGACAGGCTCCATCCCGTGAAAACTGGATGCAGCAGGTCGATTTTTCGCTTGAGATGATGAAAAATAAAGGAACAAGCCCTTGGTATGCTGTGCGTGACCAAGGGGGCGTTGAAGCAATAACCAAAAAAGGTGCAAACTTTGCCAATTCTATTGGCCTGTTAGGCGGTCAAACTGAAACAGCACAACAGCAGCCAAAGAATGCTTTGATTGCTCTTGGAACAAACGATTATGCCAATCCTCAAGCTGCTGCTGAAGCAACTATGAAGGCTATTGAAGCAGCTAAATCAAGAGGCCTAAATCCTATAATTGTCCCACCTAATGCGAATAATGATAAGTTTAGACCTGTAAGTGAAGCAGTTAGAACTGCTGCAACAGATGCAGGTGCAACTATCGCAACTGGTACATACGAAGCAAAAGACCCATTGCATTTGACACAACAGTCAGTGCGACAACTTATTCAACAGTATCCCGGTGCTATTCCTATTGGAGATAGCAATGCTGTTCGTATCGGTATGGGTCTTGGATATAAGCCTGCTGCTGATGGCACGCAGATTTTTACACCTCAAGGTCAGTTGCTGGCACAAACTGGCATTGGTTCTTCAACCATTGCTCAAAATATCATGGGTCTTCCGCAGCCCCAGATGCCGCAACAACAACAGCCACAGCAGCCACAAGCACCTGCAACCCAGATGGCAGATGTAAAAGGCTATCTTGCTCCTGCATCAACTGCTCAACTTGCTCCGGCTGGTACATGGTCACGATTTGGGCAGGATGTCCTTGGTGGCATGACAGGCGGTCTGCTTGGTACACCTTGGTCAACTCCTGCTGCCAATGCTGTCCAGCCAACACAAGTTGCCTCAATGGCTCCTGTTGCCGCTCCACAGCCAACACAGTTTCCATCTTTGACACCGGGTATGGCTGAAAGTGTGACACTTCCTGCCTCCGTTGGTCAGCCAACAATGCCGCAAATGGCTGGTCTTAATGTGGGTGCTGGGTTGCAAATGCCACCTGCTGCTGCAATGCAGCCGACAACACAATCATTGTTCAACCCTACACCATCTGCTCTATCGACAGCAGGCAGCCTTGCTGGACTTGCCAATGTTGGACTTGGTTTGATGGCAGCAGGTGCAGAAAAGCCGTCATGGCAACCGGGCGCACCCGCACCCGTGCAACGCGGTCAATGGCGTGATATTATCTTCTCAGGTCTTTTGGGGTGATGACATGGCAAGTCTTGAAGAACAGCTTGGTGCACTTTACCTGCAATCTTTGACAGGTGGACGCGTTGATTCCGCAAATTATGGGATCATGCCAGAACAGCCAATGATCCCTGTTGTGCCAACACCACCTGTTCAGCCAACACTGGCTGCTCCTATCATGCAGATTCATCCTGCCATCCAGTCTGCGTTTCAGACTGCTTTGATGAATCAGGCAATGCTTGGAACACAAGCACCACCGTTCAACCCTGCTGAAATGCAGGTAACAACAAATCAGCTCCCTACACAGTATGGTCGTTTGAAGTTTGGTGACACAACTGGAACCATCACTCAAACACCTATCAACTTTGGCGGTCTTTTGGGCCGATAAGGACAAAGAACATGGCACTTCTTGAAGACATCACTGGTGGCATCGGCAACTTCTTTGGTGGGTTGCTGGGTGGCGGTGGTCAGGCACAGACTGATGCGACACAGCAAACTGCTGGTTTGCAGCCGCAGCAGCAGGCAACTGACTTGCTTTCCATGATGTCGCCTGAAGACCAGCGCCGCATGACATACAGTCTGCTTGGTCAGCTTGGTTCAACGCTGCTTGCAGCTGGTCAAAAGCAGATGCCTGCACAGCGTGCACAGTATCTGTCTCAGTTGGGTGCTATTCCCGGCAATGTGCAGCGTGAAGCAATGGGTAATCTGCAAACACGTATGCTTCAATCACAGCTTGCTGAACGGATGCAGAACCAGCAATCACTTGGTCAGATCAATGCGCTGATGAAAGACCCTGCTGCATTCAAGCAGGCTTACGGTTTTGACTTGCCACCGGGTGTGTCTGCCGCACAGGTGCAGAACATCGTGCAGCAGCGTGCAACATCGCAATATGTGAACCCACTTGCTCGTCAGATTCAAGAAGCACAATATGCCGATATTCTTGCTAACCGTGAGAAGGCAATCACGCAGCTTGAAACTCAGAAGCAGCAACTTGCAGCAATCGGTGGTGATACATCTCAGATTGATTCACAGATCAACACACTGCGCCGCATCTATGGTGGTGCACCGGGTGCTGCACCTGCACCAGTTGCACCTGCACCAACTCCAATGCTGGTGACACCTGCTCCAACAGTTCAGCCTGCTGCACCTGCTGCTGCTCCTGCTGTGACACCCGGTGGTGTCGTGCAGCCTGCGCAACCTGCTGCTGCTCCGACATCAGCACAGCCGTCTGCTGCTCCTGTTACACCTCCAGCTGAAACACCTGCCGCAGA